TATAGTAACTTATAGTAACTTATAGTAACTATTATGTAACTATTAAGTAAAATACCAGAGAAATTTTTGAGGGACTTAATGATATTCCCGGCCTACCCCCGACCCCCCTGCTCCCCCGGATGAGAATCGTTCCCATGTGAGAATGGAGTGCAACTGCCACTCATTCTCATTTGCCGAGCACCTGGCATGTTAGTGAGTACTTACTAACTAAGCACCATTTTGGTGCATTCGTCCGCACCATTTCGGTGCGTACTAGTACCGGCCGAATGCGAACGCGAATGAGAATGATTCGCATTCTCGTTGGGTGCCCGACAGGGTGCCGGGACACTTGGCATGATTCTTGCATGCCCGCCCGCCGATCGGGGGGTTAGTAAGTACTTACTAACATGGGAGCCCATATGTTTCAAATTGTTACGATCCTTCGACTATCATCGAAATGAGAACGGTTCCTATTCTTCACGTAACCCCTTGATTTCATTGGGGTTTTTCGATCCCCAACGAGCCGACTAAGGGGATTGTGCACTGCACAAATTGACATATTCTGTTACGTTTGTAAGTACAATGTATCCCCTTACGAATCAATGGGTTACGTGCAAATGTTTCAGTGTCTGTTACAATTCTTTTTACATTGTGCGCCGCACACAGAGTATAGTCTCTCCCGTGGTCGCGATAACGGCGACCACCCGCCCGAGGCGTATAAGCGCGGGCGGTCACGCGCGGTAACGCGCGGGTGCTGCGACGCATCGCAGCGGCTCACGCTCGGCCTTTCATGGGTGTCCACTCACACTAGAGGTATGCCTAATGAAAGCACCCGTTGCCAGAGTCTATCTTCGCAAGCGCACGCGTGACGTGTATACGCTCACCGACGTTCGGACTGGGTTTACTCAGATCTACCGTCGCGGCCAGCGTACCGGCTTCGCCATGCTCGCGGACACGCTCCATCGCATTTCGCGTTCGGGCGTGCGTGTAGACTACCATGCGGTCCCCGCGTAAGCGGGCACCCATGAAGGGCCGAGCACCCTATTGACATTCGGGAGTCACGCTATGGCTAAGCGGCGGTATCGTCGCGCGCCGAAGCGGACTGGCCGCATGGTAGCGGGAGTCTGGCAATCCGACTGTATGCTCGGCTCGGCCGACGCGCAGATGGATTACTTCGAGCGGGACTCGCAAGGTAACACGCGTGTCCGGGGCGCTCACGGGATTGTGCCGACTACATGGACGGCGCGCTCGCGAGAGTACTGGGCTGGTGTCAACGCCTTCCGCAAGTCTCAGGGGCTCGAACCAATCCATCGGCCGTCGGTTGTGACGGGATACCGGAAGCAGGATCGCACGATAGGCGACCATCTAGCATCGCTTGCGAAAGCTTGCGGCCTAGATGTAGCGGAAGTGCGCGCCATCAATCCGGGCAAGTCGGACGCTGAGATTCTACGCTCGTTGCGTCAGTTTGCTTCGATCGCAGCAGGAGTCTGGCCGGAGGGGCGTGCGCAGAAAAAGCGCGGCGCATCTCTGACAGCGAACGGACGGGCGCGGTAACTCCGCGCCTTTCGTTCGACCGCTAAATGAGAATGATTCTTATTCTCATCTAGGAATCTCGCAAGATCAGTCAGGCACGGGGCCGAGTGGATTTGTACTAGTACACCTTGCCGATCTACCTACGTGGATGGGCTAGCGTGTCCCTGTTGCAACTACGTCGGGCGTTCATAGTTCCGGCATGCGTGTACTAGTACAAGTCTACACCGTGGCGAGGTGTAGCCCTACATAGGCTAATGACCTATGGGAAAAAGCTCGGGCTAGTACGTGTCCATCGTGGTGTCCACTGAATCCAATGAGGTACCACGATGGGTAATCGGATCAATTTCATCATCATCCGATGCAACAAGGATATCGACAAGTCTTGTTGCGCTTCGCCGTACGTTGTCGATGCCACCGTGATGGATAGTCACGGCAACGGTGTCACGGTGATCTCGGCCGATTGCAATACGAGATCGCAGGCAATGGAGTTGGCGAAGCGTATGATGGGAGCGACCGCCTTTCTGCCCGCTTCATAGCGGGCACCACGATGGGCATGTACTAGTACGTCTGAGCCGAAGCATGGTGCTCTGTTGGTTCGAGGTTTAATCAACAGCGTACTCGACTGGTGTGATTCCACATCGGGAGTGCGTTGTTACCTTGAATCTAACGGAGGAATACCATGAGCAAGGTATATGACGTCACGGCACTGATGGCAGGCGGAATGGAGTGCGACACACTCATCGACTGTGTGCAACAGCTCGCCCTTGTCTCGGCGGTTCGGGAGCAAGCCCGACGCGCAGATGAGGGTGCGTTCACGCGCATGATCGACGAGGCTCGCGTCATTCTCGGCAACGTGCTGACTGCGATGAAGGAGCAGGGTGTCAACGACACCACCGAAGCCCCGCAAATCGCAGCGAACCTGTTCAAGGCGGCGTGCGAAACTGCTCGGATCGAAGCGGTCAAGCAGTTCTCACTCACCGAGGACAGGATCAAGCTCTTTGCCCGGTATACCAGTGAGCTGGTGTCGGGCATGGTCGAGGGTTGCCCCCTCTTGGAGAGGGATGACTCGGGCAAGTGGAAGATCGGAGGTCGCACGGCTTTCTCCAAGTGGAGGAAGGATGCGGCAGACGAGGCAGAACGTGCCGCACTCAAGAAGGCAGCCGAATCCGGCAAGCACCTGAACCTTCTCCCCAAGAAGGACGAGGGCAAGGAAGAGGCAGCCGAAGGTGCCGCGGAATCGGCAGACGCACCGAGTCTGCTCGATCAAGTCAAGTCGCCGGAGTTGCGCGCAGATCTGGAGACTCTCATCAAGAGGGTCATCGACTGCGAGGCAACCGAGGCACGAGACGCGATCAAGCTGACCAAGCAGGTGCTGGACGGTGTGATGACTCGCATCAACAACACCTTCCAGACCCTGATGGGTCAGGTGAAGCAGGCTGCGTCGGCTCAGAGCAAGAAGTCGGCCTAGTTCGCCGACGCCGGGGACTAGGGGGGAGCTTAGGCTCCCCTCGTGTTCCATCGGGAGTGTACTAGTACGCACTTGAGCCAGTGTGGTAGGGGAGAGGTCCCGCCACATAGCCGAGTGCGTACTAGTACACTCGCGCAAGCGAGAGGGGAGGGGGAGAGGCTCGCTCCGCTCGCTGACGGCGAGTGTACTAGTACCGCAACGCAAGCGAGAGAGGTGAGCGTCATGCAATTCAAGTACGAGCGGCGTGAAGGATACGCCGTGCCCGTGCTCGTCGTCATCAACGACGAAGAGAAGCGGGACTACTGGGGCAGGAAGGGTGCTCGACGTAGGCGCATCCATCACGGAGGCAACAAGCCCGAGTTTCGGCCCGGCATTCGCTTCGTCTAGTCAGGTGTAGCGCTGACTTAAAAATCAAGCGAGGTCGATCTGTCCTGATGGGACAGATTGAGAGCACACATGGGGTGTGCTGGCGAGGGTGGGTTCGGTTATAGGTATTCGTGTCAGTTCGCTAGAGTTAGTGCGATTCAAGTGACGTAGGGACAGGTTCGAAACTGGAATCCCCTCCGCTGACATGACAGGGAAGATCTACTGACGTGACATGGAATTGATCCACCATGGTTCATGGCTTTAGATGTTACTTGGTTCCGTGCAAAGCTTGGAATAGAGTAACGGAGTAACTCAAGCTCCGGTCCCGTGAGTGCGAGGGGTAGGGTGGGTGGGATTTATTCTCGTTGCCACATGCGTTGGGCATAGTACAACGCACATCGAAAGGATGACAAATACTAATACCTCGTGTGGGTAGGAGGTGAGTCATGCTCTAGCGTACATAAGAGGCGGCTCTATCCGCCAGTTCTAAATACATCGACACCGAAGAGCGGAGCTGCGCGCTCGAATCAAATCGGCAGGGGTGGTGGGTGGGATTATCTGATCGTGAGGTGTGACATGGCTAAGTCAAAGAAGGCATTGGACAAGCTCAAGAATAAACTCAACACAAAAGAGATGGTCGTCATCTACGTGGATGAAAACGATCAACTCATCGTGTTAGGTACCACGCATCATGTCGACGACGAAGCAGAACATCTCGCTACGGTTCAAGCTCTCATCGCTGACGGCTACAGCTTCATGTGTACGCCTCGCGAAGTTCATTGAGTAGTAATCACTGCTCTCTGAGACGGGAAACCTAAGACTCGTAAGACCTAACATAACAACGGTAACCATACGTTAGGCAGGGGTAGTACTAGGGTATAGGCTAGCACCTTAACTCGTCTCAGAGAGCTTCCTATTGCGTTACAGAGGCATGTTTATATGGTCGATGATGGGCGTCGTGCATGGGAGCCTGATCGTCTACTGTTCAGCCCCAAACTAGAGCTGCGTAAGCTCAAAGTTCTACGTCTCGTTGATTCGGACGCATCATTTACGCTCTGGGAACTACGCGTCATGTCGTACCGGAGTCGGGTCTTCGCTAAGGTAGTTCTACATCTCCTCATGTCGGGACAACTATCGAGGTTCAGGTTATGAGAAACATGATCATCATCCGAGCAATCGGATTGATCACTCTATCTCAGCCAGTGTACGACAAGTACAAGAAAGCAGATGAGAAAGACTATCAGCACATGCTTCTTCGAACAAGAATGAAGCGTGTGTATCCAGAGTACAACGTACTCTTCGTGAATGAAAACATCGAGGCTGACTTCGCATCAGAAGTGGCTCGTCTGGCCCGAATTCCAAATCACGAACAGACTACGCTTCCTTTTCCCTACGATCACGACGTCGATCCCGATTGTGTCGTGATCATGAGCAACAACTAGGAGGTTACGTGCGCCCTCTATACAAGCTCTTCGGCAGAGCACTATTCAGTTCTCTGCTCTCCCTAACTGCTATCATCGTGGGTCTCATGCTCATGGTGAAGGCAACCATCTACTACGAACACATGTTGTCGTTCGTATGTGTCTTCGTTGGAATCCTTGCTCTCGATCAGAGTGAACGGAGATGGATAAAATTCTTCCGCCAAAGAAACAAACCCTGATTCCCTTGCGCTTGGCTATCTATCGGATAGTCAATGAGCATGATGGTCCCATTGCTTTAGCTGAGATTATAGATCAACTTCTATCTCTCGGCTATACTCCAACACGCAGAACAATTCTCGAACGACTCGGTGAATTGACTTGCGATACCTGGCCTGAATTGAGAATCAATCGTGTTTATCCAGGCATTTACGTGAGACAAACAAAAAAGGCAGGTGATTAGCCTGCCTCTTTGGTTTGCCTCAACGCACCCCGTTCGGGTCCCTCGTCTGACAGTAAATCAGATCGCCTAGTCCCCCGTAGAGAGGGTAGTTACATAACGGGTCCAGTTAGGAGGGCACTCCTTGTTGGTAGTAGTCTCCTCATCCATGTTGAATATGCCAATGAGCTTCATGTTTGTTGGATGACAGCCAACCCCTAAGTCGAGAGTCAAGTCACGGGTACGTAACTTTGACAACAACTCAAGACGAAAAGTCCATGCTCATTACACGTACACGGTGTACTAGTACACACGATATGTTGTTCTGTTATGGCAACAGCGAACGGGACTGCCGTCTCGTTCGATTAAAACAAGTGGTAGTCCCGTTCCTCCCTAATTCATGGTTGAAATAAGGAGGAAGCATGGCGATGAAGGCGAGATCCCTGACGGAGGAGGACGAGAAACCTCCACCATCGTGGTCATTGGCCGCAAGGCCACACATACCACTCAGGGTTGAACCGGAACCGCCGCCACTTGCAAGTGATGGCAAGGTGGTGTCGATCTGGAAGGGTCGACAGCATACTCGTGCTCTAACTCCTGTTGAGGAGCAACTCAAAGCCATGTTCGCCGAGATGGCGAAGGCTGAGTGCGGCATCAGTGTGCCACGGCTAGCAGATGCATCAGATGGTGCAGTGGTTGATGACTCAGAACATTACCACGCTGCCCTAGCTCACATCACACCGCTGGGAATGACGAGCGTAGTCAAGACAAATGGGACAGACTTGTTCGGCAACCCGCATCGGATCGATCGGATCAGTTTGGACGAACCATTCAACCCGTTGAAATGCGGGTCGGTTTGTACATGGGTAGGGTTCACCCAATCAGAGAACCCAGCAGCGTGGGCTGAAGCTGCCGTTCGTTGGAGACGAAGGACTAACCGTTCCAGGGTTAAGCGCCAACGATACAACAAGCCCGAGACCACAGCACGTGAGAACTTGGTAAGAATCGGTGAGTACACCAGACCACCATCGGTCATGTGGTTTTTGAACCACCCGACTGGTCGGTTCGACCGTCGATTCCAAACCCCTTGGCCTCCCGGAAGACAGGACCTCGGCCACGAACATGGCTCGATTACTGCACTCCACAAGAACAAGGAACAACTCTGGCGTGAGTGGTATGCATGTCTATCAGAAGAACGTAGGTTCTTGATCGACATGCCGCGTAGTCATCCTTTGTTGGAGGAGGATGACATTCGTATGAGGGATGAATTGCTGCTTGAATTCCAACAGATACTGCGTTGGCAGTTCGAAAGTTTCAAGCAACCCGCACTCACACTGCCCGAAGAGGATATGTCTCTGCCCGAATGCGTAGAGAATGGGTATGCGTCGTTCATGCGCGTACTCGAAATCGTCGTACCGGAAGATGACATCCCGGTTGCAGTGGAAACGGAGAAAGGTAATCCGTTGGTGTGCGCTGAACCAACCCCGAAGATGGCGGACGAGCCGTACATCGAGGGAGAGTTCGAGGTAGTGAGCGAGGAGAGTCAACCTCCCTCTGGTCTGCAACGAGTCGACACCCAGACACGGGTTAGCTCGGACCAGTTCTTGGTGAACCTCGCTTTCAATGGTGATGTGCAGTTGAACCTGCTGTCACCGGAGTCCTTGGAGTTCCTGAGTAACACGCACATCCCGCGTGTCAGGGCTTACTTGGATGTGCTCGTCCGTTGCAAGCTGTCAGGTGAAGCGTTGCAACATGGTTCTCTTGCTGCATCAATGGCAGCCAACGATGATGTTAACATCGATGGCCTCATGGATGATGCGAATATCGAGATGGAAGTGGAACGAGTGGTTGAGGAGGAGCCGTACTATTCGGTAGACAACATCGAAACCGGTGTGAAACTACATATTACGGAGAGTGACCTTCTCACCCCGACCAATAGGGGTCGGTTGTATCCGCTTAACTATTATGGTTTGCGTCCCCTAACTTCGCTTCTCAAAGCGGAACGGAAGGCGCTGAACCCTAGTCGTTATGCAAAGTTCGAACGTCATGCATTTCGAACTGCCAATGCCAATCGTCAAATAACGATGGCACGCAGAGAGAGGGAAGCACAAGCCCTCATCGAGATGCACGAAGAGCGAAAGCGACAACTTCCAATCGAGATCGAAGCTATCAAGCGTATCGGCTTGCGTCAACGCAGCATGCAAGCTGTACGTGATTCACAATCACGTGCAGATCATGAGAAGATCGCAGCTATAACCAAAGAGCAGCTCGTCGTGGAACTACAAGCCCATCGCCGAGTGTTCAAGGACAAGCGTAGCTGGCTGACCAAGCAACGACAAAAGCTGGAGCTGAAGCTCAAGAACTTGCGAAGGGCTCACCATCGCAAGCTTTGGAAGAATCCAGAATACGCAGCGGCATTCAGTGCGTTGCGGAAGCAGCCTCCAAAACTGCAAACGTCTGGTGTTGTGAGTCAGAAGGCCGTGACTCAGACCAACGAATCGGCACAGATCATAGTCCTTGGGGATACTGCGGTACTACATAAGATCAAGAAAATGCGTGAGTGGTTGATTGTCAACACGACGCATGATCTGGTGGAAATACTAAAGCATGAATCCCTCATCTACCAGCACTACCCTAGGTTGGGACAAGCCGACACTGAATCGGAAAAGAAACCGATCGTTGCCGTCCGTCCTCCATATCTTGAGGGTACTGGTATCATCAAGGGCAACCCGTATACAATGCGAGCAGCTCAACGCATTCATCAGCGGCGAGCGGCTCGCATGGCAGCGTAGTGCTACTGCCAGTTGAAACCTGAGCAGTAACTGGTGCAAATCCAGTGACCGTCTGGCTACGTATTCAGTATTAGTACAGAGGATTGGAATGTATTGGCTACGTAGCCATACCTGGGTAGCCAGGAAGGAATCAGAAACCAGATAAAGGAGAGATCCAATGTCAACTGGGTCCCGCCATCGGTACCGGGTAAAGATGCGACCGGGACCTGGTGGTAAGACGACTCCGTGGGTTCAGCAACAACTGTTCGGCTTTCTCTGGTGGCGCTGGTGGGAGCCAGTACCATATCGGGAACTGTCTGTGAAGGCCGAGATTGTTGAACTCAACAAGCGCATTCAAGAACTTCTTCCCGAACTAGAAGATGCCAAGAAGGATCGGGAGCGAGCTCAGAAGCAAGTAGATGACCACAACCCTAGTGCAGGAATAAGCAAGACCTGGCTGGGCCCGCCTCGACCACGGCGAGGGATGATACCCGACACCGAGGCCGAAGTGAAACCCATCCTTGAATTGTACAAGGGACAAGGAAGTCGAGCTCGACCTCATGGCGGCCATCGTTCTGCGTACTTTCCGGAAGGCCTAGCCCACCTCGCTACGCAAGTAGTTGAAGGTCAGAACTACGACCACGTAGTTGCCTACCGGAAGCCCAATCAGGGCAATCAACAGCAGCAACAAGGCGGCAAGAGGCACAAGCATGGTCATGGTGGTGGTGATCAACAGAACAAACCACCGTCATAGCGTCACCAGAACTATGCCCTCCTTGGTTTGGAGGGCATACTCCTGGGGGCTCAAGACCCAGGGTTTTACGTTAACACGGAGGCATATATGTAACCATGAAACGGAGAACGAAATCCAGATCTCTCAAGAAGAGTGCTCTTGAGATGAGGCTGGAACATCTGCATCGAGAACGAACACTAGCTCACGTCGCCATCAACAATGCGAACAATCGTATCTCGCATTGTGACAAGGAGATCAAGGAGATAGAAGAAGTTCTCGCACAAAGGAAGAAAGAAACTCAGGAGGGAGCACTTTGAATCCCTTCAAGTTTCTCTTCCATCTTGTCACTCTCGGTATGTTTCGTAAATATCGAGGTGCCAAGATCCAAACCGGAGCACGACGGGCCATGGTCCAATTCCAACTGCCACGATGGGATCGTCCATCCGAAGCAGAGATCGTTGGGCTACTGTCTCTCTGGTTCAATGAGGAAGAAGTTCATCATCTCACGCATACGAGGTGGAACTTCGGTTCTCCTATTGCATGGGTTGAGAATACTCAATCTGGGCAACGGTTGGTAGAACATCTTTCTCGTCTCTTCCGCCAAGATATAAAGGCATACGTTCGTGCTTGCGATCCAGTCACATGGATTGCAAGAGTCTCGGATTACTATGATTTGGAGCATCTTGGCTGGTGCAAAAACTGTAAAGAAATCACTCAAGTTCGTTGGGACTACAACGAAGAAGAGGACGATGGAACCGACACACAAGTGTGTGCTAATTGCGGTTCATCTGATGACTTTACTTCCTTCGAAGACATGTCGCCCAAGGAGGTAGACAAACATGTCAAACAGGCAGCGTAACCGACAACGACGCAATCGGCACAACCACACTGCATCTGCAGTGCAAACGCCGATCGCAGTCAAGTCGGTGGATCAGGAGTTCGAAGAGCTTGTCAAGTCAAGCCCGGCTCCCAACAAGCGATCGTTCCTGTCCGATGGTCGGACATGGGTCATCGCTTTGCTTCTCGCAGTTGCGGGCATCACGGCAGCGGCCATCGCCAACGCCGAAGATGCAACTCCGATCCCTCAGCCACCGGCTGACGTCACGGTCGAATCGATCGTGCCCGAAGACACGGAAGCTGCGGAGCCGCAGGCTCAAGAGGAGCCATCGAGGTTCAGCAATGCTCTTCGATATCTGTTCAAGGACGATTCCACTGGCATAGTGAGCGAAGCCGAAGCCGACTACAAAGATCGGGTGGCTGAGCTGGATGCCAAGGAAGCGCAGCTCACCGAGCTAGAACAGATCCTGCAGAACGAAGAGCAGGTGCTGTCACAGGACCAGCAAGAGTTCGATGTAAAGAACTCTGCGCTGGAGACCAGGATCAAGGCGTTGACGAAGTGTGTCGCTGGTGCCATGGATACGGAGGTATCCACCAGTGAACCGTGAAATCATCGCCACGATTCTGGCAATCGGCGTCGCCGTTCTGACCTACATCATTCCGCCCGTCGTGCTGGGCGTGATGGTGCAGACGGTGGCAACGGCTACGGTCATCTACTTCCTTTGGGAAGGATGGGGTGACTGGGCCATTCAACAAGCACGAACCCTCTTCGTGAAAGGAGAAGAGCATGGCCAATCGGAATCACCGGAGGCGGCATACGATGCCGGCATTGCCGGAGACGGGAGCCAGCACCTCGACCAGGACCGAAGTAGTGGTCCAACGGGGTAACATTCATCCAGTCTTGAAGATCATTCTGTTCATCAGCATGATCGTTCCGACAGTGGGCTGTATCCTGATGGCGATGGGCGCGTGGCGTCCAGTTGGTGATGCTTGGGATGGAGGTCTGATCTCCGTCGTCAGCATCACTGGCTTCTTCGGCTTCATGGCCATCCTGCTGCTGGACAAGCTGGAGTGATCCAGTGACCTCAACCTGCCCCTTCGAAAGAGGGGGCAGTCTGGGTCTCACTGAACACAACCAAGGAGGATCAGATGTTGAAGACCTTTGTGATCTGGGCAGTGCTGGCGATCACGACTGAGGATGCTGAAAAGATCCCGGTCGCTTTGACTTCTCCCGATCGCCCGTTCCTGTCCCAGGAGGAGTGCCAGCTCGCAGCTGAGCACGTCGTCGAGAAGTTGACTGTCGATCTGAACAAGTTCGGCGTCGAGAACTTCGGCATCATGGCCACGTGTGTCGAGGAAGTTCACACACTCGGTGGTCTGAAGACTTCGTACCTGTAAGGAGGACAGGTGGAAACAGAATGGATGGGGTGCCTTTACCTATTCGTCGGGACTGTAGTGGTACTACTCACTACTTTGGCACCACCTAAACGGGGCACAGATCGGATCGCTGCCATCCTCGTGGCGTGGAACGACTCGAAGAGTGGAGTCGTTCGAGGGTACGGCGATGAGGGATGGACTCCCTCACATGTCATTGTTTAATCGACCACGTACATAACCCTTAAGCTGCACGCAGGGGTATAGGGAGCTGGTTCGAGACCAGCCTTGAACTGTTGGGTGACACCCTTTGTACGATGGTCGTTAAATATCAGTGGTTTCTTTCGTCGGTATTAGGTTCAACTCCTACTGCTATCTTAGTTCTGAGCTAAGACGCATGCATGTGGCAACTCCCTACGCCAAACGCCAATACAGCACTGGGATTGCTAGGATGATACTGACATATGCACTCATGGGCTAGAGCTGCTAACCTATACCACAAAGAGGGCAGGTTAGATGGTGGTTCTTACGAGTTCAATTCTCTGATGCCTGATCTATGGGGACACCTGTGAAAACAGGATCGGTACAAGTCCGATATAGTAAACGAGATCGAGTGGCGGGGCTGGCGAGGAGCCGTAACGACTATACGCCCGGGGACTGATCACCCCGTAATGCACCGATCAGCGCAGAACTTACTGTGATAACAAATGTAAACGCCATTCATTGAGATTTTATGTGTTGCTACCGAAGAAAACGCCACGGATGGTAGCAGCATTTAGAATTTCCCTTCTCAATTTCGAGTAGGAGATGGTGATGATAGAGAAGGTTGGAGAACTTCTTCTCCAAACTCTCGTCAAGGTGGCAATCATCTTGGCCACTCTTGTGATGGCCTTGATATTTGCTACTCTATACTCGGAGGTTGACGCAGCAGGGGTAAAGACTTCGATCATAACCGAAGTGCATAGTTCCCTGGACCTTCCGATAGGGTGGCATCCACCAATGCTCTTATAACAACTACAAAGGAGGGATCACATGTCTACACGGGCAATTGATCTCGCGATTTCCCAGTTCGAGTGTAAGTGTCATGCTCTAATCGCCGATTTGAAAGCGGCATCTAAGGAGTATGAAGGAGATGCTCTAGTCGCTGCGATCGATAAGATCGGCGAAGACTACGGCATGACTCTGTAAGAACTGGCGGTCTTTCCGTTTCTGTAACGGTTGTGCGAATACGCCAAGAGTCACAACCCCATGTGAATTGAGGAGTCTTTATGTTCACTCAATTCGGGGTGTCGCCTGGGGATAGTTTGATTCTCCAGACGATTGTCATCAACCATGTACGTATGATCTGGATGCTAACGATGGTTCGTGTCCAACACGAGATGCATCTACGCCAGGTTGCACGTGCATACCGAAGCCATATTGGCAGAGGATAAGGCTGATGCGGTGGCTGAATCCGCTAAGCTGGATCACTCTGTTGTGGGCGTACGTCAAGAAGCATTTCTTCGCTTGGCACATTGCCGAGGGCTTGACGTGGGTGAAAGTAGGGATGCTCAGCATTGCCTACCCCGACTGGGCGCGAGATGCGTGGGCATCCATCCCGGTCCTCTGGGATCACACGCTCACAACGTGCAAGGTTCTGGCTGAGGTGTGCGTGGATATCTTCCACAACACTTCGTAAGGGTTCTACAAGAAGCGCACAGCTAAGGAGGTACTCATGTACGATCCTTGCATTCCCGAAGCGCTCGACATGTTCCGAGACATGACGACGAAACACAAACGCGAGCTGTATCGAAGTCGGCTCATTTGGAAAGAGATCAAGGCAGAAGATGGACTTCTGATCCAACTCGTTCCGATGTTGGATATGGAGTTCAAGTTCTGAGCTGGTCCTAGTACATGGTGCAACGGAACTTCAGAGCCAGTGCGTAGCCCCTGAAAAGGCTACGTACTGAGGCTGCTGGTACGTTGTATTGCTGGAATTTCGGCACGGTAGTTGCTGTCCAAGTGATCCCCATTACACAAGGATGGCACCTACCATGCCACTCGTAAGTGGACAATTCGTCCGTCATTCCCCATGTACAGAGTGTAACAGCTCTGACGCCATGGCATTGTATCGTAAGCCCGATGGTTCGTATGATGCCTATTGCTTCTCGTGCGGACACTACGACAGTGACCCATTAGGCCAAGGCGACACGACAAATAATGGTCAGGCCAGTGAGGTTAGAGAGATCTTTTCTCTCGATTACTACGTCGAGTGTCCCACGAGGGGCATCCCCTCCCGTGGTATACACCAATCAACCTGCGAATTCTACAACGTCAAGACTATTCTCAACGGTCTTGATGGCCAAACCCCCGTAGCCCTATTATTCCCCTATTATATATATAGTAATAATAGTATTACTCTATCTGGATATAAGAAGAGAATACTAGATAATAAGATCTTTAGTTCTATAGGTAATACTAAAGATACTTTTCTCTTTGGACAAGATAAGTTCTTAGAAGGAGGAAAGAGAGTATATATTACTGAAGGAGAAATAGATTGTCTATCTCTCTATCAAGTTCTTAAAGATCTAGCTAGTCCAGAATATAGACACTTACATCCTTGTGTTGTGTCTGTCCCTCATGGTGCTCAATCCGCAGCCAAAGCTATCGCCCACAATAAATCCTTCCTTGATCTATTCGAACAAATCATCTTAGTCTTTGACCAAGACGAAGCTGGTGAACAGGCAGTAGCTCAGATCTGTTCCTTCCTTGATCCCTCCAAGGTACGCGTAGCCCACTTCTCAGAGAAAGATCCTAACGACATGCTCATGAAGGGCAAGTCCTCTGAGCTCAAGTGGAGCGTTATAAGCCACGCTAAACCTTACGTACCCTCAGGTATTGCCACCTCCCAAAGTCTTCTCACAAGCGCACTGGAGAGCCCTACGAAGGGATACTCATGGCCATGGCCCAGTATGACTAAGCTGACCATGGGCATTAGACCCGGTATTCATTTGATTGGGGCAGGTGTAGGTGTAGGGAAGACTGAATTCTTTCACGAACTAATCTGGAATCTAACACATGAACTTAAAAGACCGACTGGTATCTTTCTTTTGGAAGAACCCCCTTCGAAAACTCTACGAATACTGGGAGGGAAAACGCTTAATATTCCGGCCCACCGATCGGATATCGTGGTTGATGTGGAGAAATTCAAGCGAGCAATATCGGAACTTAGCGAGCCAAGGGAATACCTCTATGTCTTCGATCATTGTGGATCGAAAGACTGGGACACAGTATTCAGTCAAGCTAAGTATCTCGCGGCTATCCACGGAGTCCGAGACATTATCATCGACCCTCTCACTGCAATCATCTCCCATGAAGAGTCCACTGATAGAGCCCTCCATCGGATAATGGCGGAGATGGCTTCCCTCACACAGGATCCATACAACTGTGCAGTGTATGTGTCCTCCCACCTGAACGAACCTCCTCGAGATAAGACACCACATGAAGAAGGTGGACGTGTGCATGAGTCCCAGTTCGCTGGGTCTCGTGCCATGATCCGCTTCTCTGACTACGTGTGGGGTCTCGAACGTAACAAACAACATCAAGACATACTCAAGCGTAACACTACGACTGTTCGCAACCTGAAGGATAGACATCATGGTACTGCTACCGGTGAAACTTTTGAGATCTATTATGATCCAAGCACCGGTCGATATCAGGAGTTGAATCTTGAATTCTAGTGACGAAATGTATTTAATTGCTGGTCAATTTGAAGCTGCTTACAAAGAAGCATTCCCGAAGACAGATACAACATACGCATTGCTTCTTGTAGCTGAAGTATTCCGAAAGATCGGTCATTTGTATTATAGTCAAGAACGCATGTTAGATGATATTTCTAAGGAAATGCTCAATGAATTTTAATCTGACTATTACTGATGCAGATATATTTATTCCCAAAGATAAATTAAAAGAAGATGTTTATCATAGGTTAGGTTTTAAATATCAACCTTTACCAAATAAAAATTCTTCTCATATAACACATTTACAGATGAAAAGAGATCAAGAGATAGTTATCAAACTAGAAACTCTAGAAGAGTTGCTTAACTTGATCAAGGCTGTAGATCAAGTAGTCATCTATCCTTCTTTCGACTCAGAACAAGAGTTTGATATTGAAATCTATAATGGTTGGAGGGAATAGAATGGACTTCGATGAACTATACAATGGACAAGTGGTCGAATACCGCCGCAATCCACACAACATATGGACACTACGATGTGAGTGGATTGCCATGGATCACGCTGAGTTCTACGTGGTTGAGACCCGAGAGTACATCAGACTTAATCGTGATTCAGTTCAATGGTGTTGGCCTGTAATCTCTACACAAGATGGTGGGTTATGATGAAAGACTTCTTTAAAAAACTAATTGAATCTATTAGCAATGTAGTTGCTAACGTCATTGCTTATGGCGGTGCATTGTGGATTATGTGGTGGCTCTTCGATGAAGAGATTGTTCAAGTAACCGATTGGTTGATCGATACGTTGGACAGGATCTTCTAATGAAACCTAGTACATACAACTTCATAGGCCACGCTTACGGATTGAATGGAGCCTTATCTCTAGCCACAGTTGGTTACGTCTATCTTAGGACTGATGTTATCAGCGCATGGTGGCTCTTCATTACGGCTATCTCCTTTGCTGGTGCTATGATTAATTGGAGTATCGCAAAGAATGCGGCGTCAGAATAGAGGTCGAATGCTTACTATGCCTAGTGACTTCGATCCTGAAATCAATTCTAGTATAGCTGCTGAAATGTACAATGTTACTGCCAGAACAATTCAGCGATGGCGTCAGGTCCTGAGAGATAAGCCCAAAGATGATATTGAATTCATGGATCCAGGTAAACTCGAACAAAAAGACATTGAATGGCGGAACACATGGATAAAGAAAAGCTGGTAGATGGAGTCAAGTATGACTCAGAGAAACTTCCTGTTCATTTGATTCCTCCGGAGATTATTCATGCGTTGGGTGAGATCCTCCGCTTTGGAGCAACCAAGTACGAACCCCGCAATTGGGAGAAAGGCATGGCCTGGTCCCGATGCTGGTCTGCATGTGAGCGACACATGTGGGCATGGTGGGGTGGAGAAGACAACGATCCCGAAACCGGAATGTCTCATCTATGGCATGCTGCTTGCTGCATTGCTTTCCTCGTAGCCGAAACAAACGGGATCGACTTTATTAAAGGAGATCATGTAGAACAAGCACACACTGTGTGGTGTATCTACACTAAAGATGTAGACACAGGTCGAGAAAAATACTGGGCGAAAGATGATGGCCCATTTCAATACGAACTATTGCAATTGTGTATCCAATATTTGGAGCAAGCAGATGAACTCATCGGACACAACATCATTGAATTTGACATTCCCGTCTTGGGTAATCTATTTAATTTCAGACCTAGAGGCAGACTCACAGATACTCTTGTCCTTTCTCGACTCCTTAACCCCGACCGAGATGGAGGCCATAGCCTTGAGTCATGGGGCGAGAGATTTAATTTCTCTAAATCAGAGTTTAGTGATTTCAGTAGATACTCTGAAGAATTGCTGGGACGTTGTAGACAAGATGTGTTGCTTAATGAACGAGTATACAAAACACTTAGCGTCGAAGCCGAAGGATGGGGAGAGTCTGTCAAACTTGAGCATGATATCGCTGACATCATCCGCCGTCAATCCGAACATGGATTCTACTTCGACGTAGACAAAGCACGCAGTCTATTAGAGGCTGTGGTGGAGCAGATAAATGATATTGATCGGGATCTGTTGTGTGATTCTAGCTTTAGGGTTGACACTCTGGCTACGGTCTCTAAGCCCTTCACTGTGGCGGGCAAGATGGCCATGGTGGCTAAACGAGCTGCGGAGAATAGCAACATTGACAGCAGTCTCATTGCTGGTCCTTTCTCTAGCTTTGCTTATTCGCCGATTAATCTAGATTCAGATCAACAATTGAAGACATGGTTACTGGAGAAGGGATGGAAACCAGACGAGTACACTCCTACCGGACTACCAAAAGTAACTACAAGTTCGCTAGAAAAGTTCACTCCTATTGGGCCAAAGGTGTTACTGCGAGGACAGCTCGCTCACCGTCGTGGACAGATAGAGGGGTTGATCTCTTTCGTAAGGAGCGATGGTCGGATCAGTGGGGGAGCGAACCCTTGCGGGACGAACACCGGACGGATGAGACACCGAAGGATAGTCAACATCCCGAAGGTGAAAGCGTTCATGGGCTTCGAGATGCGAAGCCTGTTTATCGCTACTCCTGGAAAGATCTTAGTTGGTTACGACGCTAAACAATTAGAGTTACGAATCCTTGCACACTACATAGGGAACGACGATTATGCAGACCGAATCATTAACGGAACAAAAGACAATGACGTCCATGTACTGGCGGCTCGAGCAGGTGAATCAAATGATCGAGACGTTGGAAAAACTATCAACTACGCTCTCATTTATGGAGCAAGAGATGCTCGATTGGGATCCATTGTTGGAGGATCCAGAGCCACGGGAGCTAAAATTCGTGCAGCCTTGTATCGAGAAATCCCTGGCCTTGAGTCACTCGTTAAAGGAGTGGACACTGCAGCTAAAAGAGGCTATCTGGTGGGGCTTGATGGACGAAAAGTATACGTCCGCTCGGGGAAATCCCCCCTCAACTCTCTGATCCAATCGGGAGGAGCCATCTGTATGAAGTGGATTGCTGCATATCTAGATGATTGGATTGACGAAGATGGTCCACTTAAAAAAGTATTGGATATGCACGACGAAGCACAATGGGAGATGCCTCCAGAAGATTTCAATAGATTCAAAGGCTATGTAATAGACACATTCGATGAATGTACTAAACATTTTAAACTCAGATGTAGGCTAGAAGCAGATGTCAAACGTGGTAGATCTTGGGCAGAAACGCACTGACCAACCTTTGTATCAAGTGGTATTCTATACCTATGATATTTCTAAATTTGAAAAGCTAGATGAAACTTGTTATGTGACGGAGGTTTTTTGTGTCTAAACAAACTGAAGCGAATCGTAATCGATTTCTTAATTCTCTACAGAACCTTTGTTACAAGCATGGCTTTGATTATGAACTCAATGGGAGTTCTATTTATATCTGTATTGGATCTAAGCGAGAAGACGACGAGGATGAATAATGCACTACCTCGTACGACTGAACCGACTGGGGAGAGAGCTGTCTAAGGATTTCCGGTACCGATGGTGCCGTGATATCGGTAGCTTCTGGGTGGAATACGATGAAGACACATGTACGTTTACTCCCCTGGATGAATCATTTAACAATTGTTACTTCCACGACAATGAATTAACAATACTCGAATCACAGGAAGATGATGAGTAATGTATTGGATCGTAGAAACCTGGGCTAAACCTGGAGAACAATTCATCGTACGTGAATATGGAAAGAATGGGTACTTGTGTGAGCAAACTCATGTTCTATACCATGTATGGGACCTAAACTTTATACAGAAATTAGATGAAGAGGAAGATTAAAACAAGACACAACCTTCAGAAGTTCAAGATTAAACAACACAAAGATAAAACTAAATACGATAGGAAATCAAATGAGCAAATTCAATCCCAGTGCAAAAGAAACTAAAACACAATTCGAACTAATCCCTGAAGGACCACACCCCGCTCGATGCTCTCGCATCATTGAGATTGGTGAACAAGAAAGTCAATACGGAGTACAAACGAAAGTAATCATTGCATTCAATGTTACTGATTCGTTTATTAAACTCTCTGATGGTACTGAAAAACAACGGATGATTTCGAATCCGTTTGGTATCAACATGAGCAACAACGAGAAGAGCACGATGGCTCAGTACACGAAAGCACTTAATGCTCGTGCATCTAGCCTCGGTGATTTCTTGGAACGCCCATGTCAGGTAAGTATTATCCACTACAAGAAAGACGACACTGTTCGCGATCGTCTTGATGCAGTGGCTCCTATTATCCCTGGCCTTCAGATTCCAGAATTGGATATCACTCCGTTCTGGTTTAAGTGGGATGCACCAGAAGTCGAACAGTGGGCGCTCATTCCTGAGTTTACTCAGAAACTAATCATGCAAGCAGTAAACTATAAGGGATCTGCTGTTGAAGATATGGTGAAGACTCTTGAAACCAAGGGTTCGACAAACACTCCGTTTTAAATGTAAGAAGTGTCATCATTCCTGGACTCCGTACTACGACAGCGATCCCTTCTGTCCTGAGTGCGGGGTCCAGGGACCTCACCATAGGATGGTATACACACATGCTAGCGGAGAAAATAGAACGGGCAATGATGAACGCGATTCTTCTGCCCACAATCTTTCTGATCCCCCCGAAGAAGGTGCCTAAATGCGAGCCCTCCTCGACTGCGATGTACTCTGTTACTCCGTAGGTAGTGCTAAAGATGAGATTGGTAACCCTCTATCCTGGCCTTTAGTACAGGCTAGGGTCGATACCATTCTCAATGGCATTACTCGATCAGTTGAAGCGGACTCGTGGCAAGGGTACCTTACCGGAGCTGGTAACTTTCGAGAGAAAGTAGCCACAATCAAACCTTACAAGGGTAATCGTGATAGAGATGCCAGACCTTTCTGGTATCAACGTATTTACGATTACCTATCTACTAATAGAAATTGTATTATAGTACATGGAATGGAGGCTGACGATGCAATTGCGATCGCAAGCGACAAAGAATACAAAACCACCGTCATTATTTCAGCGGATAAAGACCTACTTCAAGTCCCTGGTTGGCATGCAAGCTGGCCCTACTACGGCGAAACCGCCTCGAAAGCGTTCTTCGTCAGTGAAGAAGAGAGCTGGAAAGCGTTCTTCAAACAACTCCTCATCGGTGACCAGTCCGATAACATCCCAGGATTGTACCGTATCGGGCCAAGCTCCCAATGTGTGAAGGATGTTCTTAATCTAACACATCCAGCAGATATGTTTGAGGTGTGTCAGTTTGAATATGAGAAGCGTTTCGGTTCTTATTGGAAACAATTCATAGAAGAAAATGGAACGCTTCTTTGGTTACTACGTCATGAAGAAGACAGCTTTAAAAAGAGAATGCAATGGTTCTTGGAAGAAGGATACCGAAGGCAAGAGCAGCGGCGAGACGCCGCTACTTTTCTTATGAGATTGAATGGGGAGGCTCTGTCGACGACTCCCCTCGAGTCATCTTCATTCACTACACAGATCTTGACCGTAATCTCCAACGAAGCTACTGCATCGCAATAGGTAAACCTACATTGCGTAGTGTGTATAGGATTATACACGAGATCGTTGGTATGTTAAATGCAGAGATAGACCATGGCACGTTCGTACCTGACCCGAAAGCTCCGCCAGATTCTGGCGTACCGGACTGGGTTCAACGCCAGAGAGAAAAGGCAAGAGAAAAGAAACAGCAAGAAAAGGAGCAAAGGAAAGGCTCCTTAATAGGAAAGAACGATCGTTCAAGGATGAACAACAATGACGATACCAACAGTATCAGTGGACGTATCGAAGATCTCGGACTCAATATTTAGTGGGCTCGATGAACTCTTCACGTCCGATGAGGAAAAGAAACAGGCTAAGCTTAAAGTCATGGAGGTCATGCAACAGCCTCACATTCTTCAAGCAATGGCTAACATAGAACAAGCGAAGCATACAAGTGTATTTGTAGCCGGAGCTAGACCCGCACTTCTATGGCTATGTGTAGGATGTCTAGCATGGGCATGGATTCTTAGAGATTTCTTTATTATGGCCTTAACAATAGCAGGGTCATACATCTCTTCTTTAGAAGAGACTAAAGAGATCATTAATTTATTGCCAACCATCGATGCGGGTGAATTAATGACTCTTACTCTTGGTATGCTTGGTCTAGGCGGCATGCGTAGTTACGAAGCTAAACATGGTGTTAAGAGGAATAGACTGTGACGAAACAAACTAAAGAGAAGATTCCTAAAAAGAAAAAAATAGATGAAATGCGAGAATTTTTTCTACAAAAACTTGTAGATGCTGAAGAAGAAATGCTTCAAGCCTGGAGACAAGTGGAAGATCTAAAAAAAATCCATGCATTTGAATTGAAAACTGTACACGGTCTTCTTGTTGACGAATTTACAAAAGGCTACAATGCGTGCATGAAAAATTATGGGCTTAAAAATAAAGAAGAGTAAACGTGCTAAGTATCGATCTGGATTAGAAAGAAAGATAGCACAGTCTCTTCATAAAAAGAAAGTTAAGTTCTCATACGAGAAAGATCAGATAGTTTACGTAGTCCCTAGTGTAGAGAGAACCTACATCCCCGACTTCTCGATCATAACCAAAAGCGGGAAGAGGATATTTATCGAGGCGAAGGGGATATGGGACGCACTAGACAGACACAAACATCTGCTGCTTAAACGACAGCGTCCTGATTTAGATATAAGATTTGTGTTCTCTAATCCGAACATGAAGCTATCTAAGAAGTCTAAGACTACATATGCAGACATATGTGAAGGACGTGGACGCTTCCCTTACAAAGATGTTATCTGGAAATACTCACACAAAACAATCCCTAACGAATGGTTGGAAGAATGATTAACCTTCGATCCCAAAATAATCTTAAAGATGTACACCCCGATCTAGTTATGCTAGTTACTTTAGCTAACTCTATCTACGCAGACGAAGATAAAGATTTTATCGTGACTGAGGGAGCCCGGTCTCTCGACCGACAGAAGGAGTTGATGGCAAAAGGGGCGACAAAGACGCTCAAGTCACGACACCTACGTACGTGGACTGAAGACCACGGACTAGTGGCGCATGCCATTGACGTTGCACCTACGCTCGCCGGCAAGGTCCGATGGGACTGGCCCCTCTTTCACGATATTCACGAAGCCTTTAAGAAGGCAGGTGAAGAGTGTGGTATTGAATTTGAATGGGGTGGTAATTGGACTAGCTTCCCCGATGGTCCGCATTTCCAATTACCGCATAATAAATATCCGGTATTGGAGACTCCTAAGTATGACGATGATTGATAACGTAATCGAACGAATGGAAGAGCTAGTCTTTGAACTCGATCAAGATCTTGTTAACACAGATCTAGTTCGAGAAGCCGAAGAGATTCTTGGTCTAATTAACGAGATGAAATATGGCACGGAAGAAGAAGCAACCAACGATCCGATGGAAGAGCTACCCTCAAACAAGACTTATGAAACTCTTTCGCCTAAAACAAGTGGAACTTCAGGTGTGGGACGAAAGTCAAAATAGATACATCGATGTACCTTACGTAGAAGAATAATATATTTACCACGCAGGGTCCCCTCCTTCCCTGTCGTGGTCCTTGAGCCCCGTTGGTGCAATGCCCGGGGCTCTTTTTTTGCCCAAAAAAAAGCCCGGACTAAGCCGGGCTAAAGGTCCCCTGTGATGTTCTGTAGGAACAGAACAAAGGTAGCGGGGATATTATGCTGCGCGTAAGCGGTATGGTTTCTTCCTAACTTTATTAGAGTGTGGTCTACGTACTGAGACTAGATAGTCTGAGTAATCAGATGCACCACCTGTACCCTCAATAAATATAA